GCATACTCCTTCGGATCCTTACTGAAAAGGGTGCCGAGAAGAAGCGCCAGTCGATTCGCAAGACAATCAAGCGCATGACAGATGGAAAGGTGAAGCAGACACTCCGTTCCTCTGGGTTTCCCGTTTCAGAGAAGACGCCTCCTCATATTGCTCGTCAAATCTTGGAAGGCGGTGTAGAAGCTGGTATGATTGTCGCAAAGTAAGATAATGACAGCTGTTTGGGGTCCTTTAGGATGGATGACACTCCATTCTGTCGCCACCTCCTACTCTGAAGCTCCTGCGGAAAGTGAAAAACAATTGATGCGGTCGTGGTTGGATTTGTTCAGAGACACTATTACGTGCCCGTCTTGTCGCGATCACTTCACAGGTTTGCTTGCGAATTATCGTGCACAATTTCCGAATATGCTGAATTCACGCAATGACTTTGCAATCTTTAGTTTTCGAGCACATAATGATGTGAACCGCAGGCTTCATAAGCCTATGTATGGGAGTGTATCCGAGTGTATGCAGACGCTTCTAAAAAATGTTGAGAGTCGAAGTGCTCAGCATTTTAGAACCACATATCTTGACCATATTTCTCGACATTTCAGAACTCTTCGTGACGCAGCAGGAATTGCTGGATTACGAAAGATTCAGGAGATGTACAAAGTGGAAAATGACTATATCGCATCTCGAGACACCAAGTTTCAGGTGATGATTCCCGAGATGAATACGATACTGGCATCCAATGTTCTCAACAAGGATCCTCAGGAGGCTAGGCCACGTGCTGTCCTGGCCAATTCTGCCCAGATTGGTCGTATCAGTTTTACAGGAGGAGGATTTCGGCTACGGAGGTAAGAGTTCCCATTGGAATTGAAATATAAGGGTCTGTCTCCCATGTAAAGCGTCTCATCCAAGGATGACGGCTGTCTTTGCCTTCCTCGTAAAGTTCATCTGGATACACCTGATTCAATCCAGTTTTGTTGAGTGAATGACTTGGCAAGATAAACTGGAGCTGGTTCTCAATCGTAAAGGGAGGCGTTGGATGTTCCCACTCAAACTCAGTTTGTTGCTCAAAATCATCCAATGTCGAAACCAAAGGAGCTTCTGGATACGGATAGAACCACATCCAATCCAGAACCTCGGAAGTAGTGAAGTAATGAAGTGTCCAAGCATATGTTTTCCAATAGGCTTCTACAACAGGAGTCCAATCGAGAACACCATCCATCAAATGAAGTCCAAGTCTCTGCTCCATTGCGTGAGCATCGGGGGCAACGACAAAAGGTGTCTTTTCACGAGCACGTTTAATTAGTACACCCTTCTCATCCTTGCCTGCGTGATTCTTATCGGCATAGAAAATGCTACGAGTGTATCCATCCTCTCGCAACGAAAACATTGCTAGATTCGGCATGAAATCATTCCCAAAATTCATAATGCTCATCTGCACATAGATATCCTTGTCCAGTGGAAGAACACGAATCAACGCATCCACAGACAAAACCGAGAATCCCTCTTCTTCCTTCTCACGCAGAATGCTAATGGTTCCCAGATGGCTCTGTGCGATACTAATCAATACCAAGTCAGCGTCCAACCCATAAATACAGATTGATTGGTTGGGTGGAAGTGTTCTGAACCATCGGAACATCTTGTGTTCTCCTTCACCCGGCTCAAGTGTATCGGAGACGATGAAATCTGGAAACATAAAGCGAAGTGTATGAGCCAACTCCTTCATAAAGGGAGTTCCAGGGGAAATCTGATGCTTATCAAATCCTTCCTGAGGAGCATTGCGGAATCGTCGGTATCGCTGTTGAACCATCTTCGCCATCGGAACAAGTCCATCAAACGCAACATAGACTTTGCTTGTTCGTACTTGGGTCTCCAGTAGGTCGTGTAGAGCTATGATAATGCTTCCAATCGGATTCTCGGGTTTCAAATAGCGATGAATGAAGCAGTTAAAATCAATCGCGAGTACATTTGACGTAACAGGTGCGTCTCTTTGTATGTTTTTGTGTTTCTTCAGGAGTGATGCCACATAGTACGGGATACCCATTGTCTTCCATAGTCGTCGTGTAGGTAAATGTATGTATCTTTCTAGGTAATAGACAAATGTGGACTTGGGTATTGTTGCTAGCGGCAGTTGTCTTTTTCATGTATATGTGGTCGAAGACACCTATGTATGTTCCTACTGGGAAACAGGATTGCAATACATGTGGAAAAGGTAAAAATGTATCGATAGAATAAAATGGAAGAAGAGACTGGTAAGATTGCTCCTCGTATGGATGGTGGTCGATGCCCTACCGGCAAGGTTCTGCGTGTTGGATACACGGCAACGCGCCGTGCCAAGGGCTTATTCGGAAAGCTGCGCGGTAAGCGATACACTGTGAAGGCGAGCTGTATCAAGAACACTGGCAAGCCTGGGAAGGGTCCCAAGGTAATCGGACCTCTGAAGGAGGGTGAGCTTACGGCAATGGGATACAGTGCGCAGTCTCCCGCAGGTGTTCGCCACGCGGCACTTGACCGAGCCGTGTCTCATTATGGTAAGTTGTCGGCACTTCGCAAGGTTAATGCAATTGCGGTCTTGACGAGGAGAACCGCGCCTTCGCGTTCCCGCACGTATACTACGGATGTTCACTACATCCAGAAGAAGTATTTCTGAACACTTCATAATGGCTCGTAAAATCTCGAAATGGACATATGCCATCGTTCTGATTGTTCTGCTTGCGATTGCCTACACACTGATGGGTGGTTCCGCAGCGATTCCTGTATGCCCCGGGTCTTTGGTCTATTGCCCGGGTGTTGGGTGCCTGTCTGGTCAGGATAAGTGTTTTGCAGGTGCTCGTGGCGGACCTAGCAAAGTCTTCTCCAAGGAGACCTTCGCACAGCGTGTAGCAGAGTCGTCTATCAGCAAGAAGTGCCCTGACGGGACTCGGTCAGATGGGCAGTGCCTGATGGAATTTTCCTAGATTTAGACAATGAAGAACTCCGGTTTGAATAGTATTCCAAGTGTTCGCGGTCAGGTGTTTCCTCTGACAATCAACCTGATATGTATCGGCATCTTCTATGTCTTTTTCGGCGCGTTCATCTCCTACTGGATTTCAAAGCTCTTCCCGAAATTTGACGCTGACTGGGAGAAACAACCGAACTGGATTCAGCTCTTGGATGTTTCCGCAGAAATCTCTTTAATTGTTGTAATTGCGTTTTGGCTCACCTACATCGTTAATCTTTACATCCCCATCCTACACGTCAGCAAAGGACTCGAGGGGTACATTGAGTCGTTCGGCGGTCAGATGATTTTCGTCTACGCCGTCTTCCTGTTTATGGATACATTGGATGACAAGCTCAAGCATGTCTTCCAAGATTTTTTCGGGTGAAGTAATAAAAATGTGGACCAAGCTTCTCCTTTCCGCCGTTCTCTTCTGGGCACTCGTTCCCGGCAGCCTGCTGACGCTGCAGACTCCCTTCACGTCCCCCGCCGTGACGCACGCCGTCGTGTTCGCCGTGGTGCTTATGTTCGCCAAGAAGGCGCTCAACGGCAAGCTACTCTAAGTCCTTCCGAGGCGTAGGTGCCTGACGGTCAATTAGCTTTGTCTCCATCGCGCGAGGGTTGAAATACAGCTTCACCATCTCATCAACATCCTTCGGGCTGAAAGGCTTGCAGGAGAACACATCCAGATAGAAATCATCCGTCTCCTCCACAAAGTGTGCCGTAATGTTCGAAGTCTCAATCAGCTGAACAAGAGTATATCCCTTCTTGTTTCCACTTCCAAACATAACAACCTGGGGCTCTCCATAGGGAACCATATCGATCTTCTTCACCAAACTATCCGAAAAAATACGGATGTTTGATGGACAACGAATAGACTTGGGCATGCACTTGCCGGCATTGACCATGTAATGAAACCCCCACATATATATGCTTGTGGTTCCCTGTGCCTAAATTACTTGTTTTGGAAGGAACAATGGGGTGTATCCAGTCGAAGGACATGGCAATCTGCTTTGTATTTTTCAATCCCGCCGAGTCCAAACGATTGCTAATGAACTACCTTTATGTCGCAAATTTATACAAGAGTTTCGGTTGGCCTGTCTACACGATTGAACTTGTCTTTGAAGATCGCAGACCCGAAATTGTCGATGCTATTCACGTGCGTGGTAATTCCTACATGTTCCACAAGGAGCGCCTCTGCCGGTTGCTGGAGAAACAGATCCCAAGCAAATATACCAAACTTGCTTTTATTGATGCTGATGTGATCTTCGAAAGCAATGCGTGGTATGCGGAGACTTCCAAGCTACTTGAAACTCATGATGTTGTCCAGCCCTTTGAGACCTGCCATTGGATGGATTTGTCGTATACAAAAATTGAACTAACTCGTGAATCTGTCCTGAAGATGTCGGGAGACAAGTGGGATTCTAGTTATCATCCTGGATTCGCATGGGCATTCCGTCGTGATTGGTACAAGAAGCAAGGATTCTTCGATTTGATGTTATCTGGAAGTGGAGACACACTGTCTTGTATCGGTTGGATGAAGAAGAAGATTCCAAAGAGCTTCAATTCATTGCCCAAGTCGGTTGAACGAGCCTTCAAGGAATTCGCACAGCTTCCTGAACCGCGTATGGCGTATCGTGAGGGAGGAGAAGCATTTCACCTCTATCACGGCACTCGAAAGAACAGGCAGTATGTTGAGAGACATTCAATCCTAAATGTCAGCAATGACATTGAAGATATGATTACGACAAATGACGATGGAGTGTATGAATGGAAACAACTGAAGGTCAATGCGTTCTTTGTGAATTACTTTGTGAGCCGATTTGATGATGACTTGTCCAATTAAGAAATGAACTTGTTCTTCAGCAGGTAATTCATAACCATACCATTCTCAGATGGAATACCGACAACTACATCGAATACGATTTCAATCAGTTTCTTCTTCTCATGAAGAAGCTCGGGCGTAGGACCATAAATATGATGAGCATAAAAGAAATACTTACAATGCGTAACAATCTGTTTGAAATATTGCGTAAATACTTCAATTGAAAACTCACTCAAACTGTGGGATCCAATCGCTAAATCATATCCTCCTGACTTGTAGTCATTTGCAGATACCAAGGAACACTGAATATCATTCTGATCAAGATACCACCTCTGTAATGCGCCCACGTGCGGTAGGTCAATAATCGTCCAAGAATCAAATTTCTGAATACCAGTGTTCAACCATACCCAATTCCCAAAACCACCCCCGATCTCAACGATAGATTTCACAGGAGGCAACGAGTTGAACAGAATAACAGACATCATAATGTGACGCGTGTCAAGCTCATTGTAGTGCGCATTTGGAGGAATCGTTGAATACCCAAGGATCTTTTTGGATGCATTTCGTTCCATATATCGGTTGAACAAATCTGGATTTATACTCTTTCCAATCGCGATTGCTTCTTGATCGGGCGGGTTATCGCGATTATGAATGAACCCATATACAATTCCATTGTCTCGAAAGGTTTCAAATTGAGCTCCTGTAGTCTGAAATTCTCTTTCAGCTGCGTCAAACACTGGCTTATACCCCTCCATAGTGAATTCAAACATTGTCTCTTAAAATCAAAACTTCTGCGTAAAACGAATTCACATTGGTTAAGAACAACAGACTCACCCCACAGACAGAATGAGCGACTTTATTACCAAGAGCCTTGCACAGATCATCCTTGAGCTGCAGAACAGGAATGACGAGAAGCGCGAAGATATCGATATGCTGGAGAACGATGTGAGTGAACTCGAAGTCAAGAATGCAGGGCTTCAGAAGACGATTGATTCCAAGTGCGAAGACGTTGTTATCCTTGAGAATGAGCTGCTCGACCTTCAAGTCGAGAACGCTGAGCTTGAGGAGAAGAGTCAGGACAACTATCTACACATCTATCGACTGGAGAATGAGTTGAGTGATTTCCAATCCAAGAATAACGAGCTACACATCGCGCTTGGACACGCTAACATGGAAATCAAGCGACTCACACAGGAGAATGGTGAGCTCAAGGAGGAGCAGGAGTTGTATGTGAAGACAATCGATGACCTAGAGGATAATCGACGAGATATGATGAATACCCTCCATGGTATGGAGGAGAACCGTCAGACTCTCGGCTATCAGAACGTTGAGCTGGAGGAGTCGTTGAGGAAGGCAACCCAGCAATACAATGAGTGCGTCATCCGACACGAGCAAGAAAGTGAGAGGTTCGATGATAGGATGGATGCGTGTGAGCTAGAGAATGAGAAGCTTGAGACGAGGCTTGAGAATAGGAGGCTCGGTGATAGGGAGGAGGCAGACTACTACTTGGAGGGTATTGAGGATTACATCCGAACCTATGAGAACGTACACAATGTAGGTTCGTATTCACTTCCGGTCAGCTGGTATGTACAGAAGATCATTCTGAAGGATTTGGGGGATATCTACCCAGACTACGAGTTCAAGAATCACACAGAGTATGTTGAGATTGACTTTGACCCGACTAGCGCGGAATTATAATTGGGTCGCATGATGCACACACTTTCTGAACAATGAAGCCAGTTTCAATCTGAACAGGAGCCTGATAAATAACAATAGGATCTTTCTTCACATCCATTTTCTTTTTCACTATCGACAAAATGCTGAATCGTTGCATTACAATCCAACGACATATTGTTCGTAAAAGCTCTGGAAAAGTTAGTCAAGGCCATAACAATGCCTGAACGAGTCTTAGTGATAAACGGCAGAAAGAAGCAATGTGGTGCGTATCAGTATTTACTTCGTATTTTTGACTTATTGAAGTGTGATAGTCGATTCGAATATATCGAATTTGGAAGTGAAAGTGAGTTTTATCAGACAGATGTTTCAGTCTATAGTCATCTTATCTTGAACTATCACCCCTTGCTATTTCCTTGGTGGAACCCCCACTTTCATAGCCGAATCTACTATATTTATCACGAAGGACCCGTGATGTTCCCCACTCCTCATGAATTCATATTGGATTCAGATCCCACAGCAAGAAATGGTATTCCCCGACCGGTTTTTAAACACAAGGAACTCATTCCGTTTACTCCAAATAAGATTCCTATTATTGGTACATTTGGATTCGCACTTTATCAGAAACGATTCGATGAGATTATTCGTCTAGTACAAGATCAATTTGATGAGGCTCATATTCGAATACTGATGCCGTTTTGTGATCACACATCGAATGACCCAAACAACGGCGCAGCAAGATTTCTGGCAAATTCACTATATCCATTGGTTTATAAACCAGGCGTGAAGCTCGAAATTATCCACGATTTTATGGATGATGATCAACTTCTTACCTTCCTATCTACAAACGACATCAATATGTTTCTATATGTTAACGACGATATTCGGGGATGTTCGAGCGTTATTGATTATGCGATCAATGTAAAACGCCCATTTGCGATTTCAACCGATATTATGTTTCGGCATATTTATGACGATAGGATTTGTGCTTACAAACGGCCTATTCGTGATATTATGAACGATCCTTCTGTTATGGAATACATCAATTCGATTGCTAAAAAATGGGATTCTGATCGAATGCTAACTACCATCCGCCAACGACTGCGGCTTGAATCATAGATGCAATTGCACCACACTCTACATTTGAACATGTAATTTTATTCACAAGATCCATATCTACATCAGCACTCGGGTACACCCACCAATCTTCAAATGCACCATATCCTGGGCAGACGACATCAGCACATACAAGCTGATATCCTCTGCGTAGAAAGTTATCACGAACCATATCTCGGAGCTCTGGGCCAACTCGGTAGACATCGTGCTCAAATGTAATTGTGTTGAAACGTACCAAATCCAATGGGAATCTAGCGAATGTCTTCTCGGTTGCTTCATCAACATCAAATGAAAGATAATCGATTGTATTGTAAAAAAATGGCTTTGACTTGATTAGATAGGGGAAATCCAATGAGGTTGTATCCGCATGAATAAATAGATTCTTTCGATCACTTGCGAACTGCTGTCTGTAGTCATAGATGTCGATAGAGGCTCCATCCCACCCAGCCTTTTCAAGCATAAAGGTGTTGTTGTTCAATGTAGGATGAGATGCTCCGAGTTCCAAATATGTCTTTGTCCCGCTCTTTTTGCGAAGCATTGCGTATGCGAAGATATCTTGGCATGCCTGACTGTGGGTCTGCATTTACTCTCCAACAACTTCAAAAACGGGAAAAGGGAACACAAGCTTACCACCTTGACGGAGGAACTCTGCCTCTCGCTTAACAATCGCATCCTTGAAATGCCAAGGAAGTACCAACATTGCTTCCGGTGGAGAAAGTCGCATAAATTCCTCGCTCACAATCGGGATTCCCGTTGATGTCATCTTTCCAAACTTGAGGGGATTGCGTTCGACAGCATACGGCACTATAGAAGGAGTGATGTTCGCATACTGAAGCAGACAATTGCCCTTGGTAGATGCCCCATAGACATAGGTCAAATGTGTTGACAGAAACTTCTTCAGCTTTGCTACTTCGACATCGCATCTCCCAATAAAATCGCGATACGTCTGGGGATCCGATAGGTATGCTTCCTCTGACATCCAAGTCGATACATCCGCTTCGAGATACGCTGACTCACGCTTCGCGACATAGATACGGAAGCTTCCGCCATTGCAGGTATTCTTTGAGACCTTTCGGATCTTCAGGTTTGCTGCATCCATAATTCGCTTAATCTGACAGAGTCCATAATACTCAACGTGTTCATGGCAAATAGTGTCAATGCTATTCTGCTCAATCATCGTACCGAGGTAGCTCTGCTCCAGTGTCCAGACACCATCATCTGCTAGAACACTATAGATATCGCGTGCGAACTGAATTGGATTTGGGAGATCATAAAACATTGAAATAGAGGAGACTGCCTTGTACTTCACATTCGGGACACTCGATTGAGTAAAGTATGTGGGTACAATCTCCATGTTTTTGTAATGCTCCTCAAACTGCCGACCGGTAGGATCACATCCAATTCGGCGAAGCGTTGAAGGATAGTTCGACAGAAATGTTGCGTCGTTGCTTCCAATGTCCAACACAGCATCGCCAGGCTGTAGAGTCACCATCGTCTGAAGTTCGGCACTGTACTCTGCCAGATGACTGCGCATCATCTCGTTGAGTCCTGAACGGTATCCATACATATGCTCGTACATCTCTGAACCCGAAACAAGGTCTCGAAGCTGAACCAGACCGCACCCACGGCAAAGCACCAGACAGATAGGTGTCTTGGGAGTTGAAGTATCCCCAATAGCCGGGAACCGAGACGTAATAACCTGTTCTCCCAGATCAACCACTGGAAGCAAGTCCGAACCACTGCAAATACAACAGGGCATTTGTTAAAACAACCAAGCAGTCTGAAAATGTAAAACGAATTCAATTTCGTTAGGAGAATGGACAGCCCCAACAGACAATATGGAATATCCTAATCAAACCGTCCTCAAGTTAGCTTCTGCCGACTCAAAGAAGTACAAGACCGAGTGGAAGAAGCTTGTCGAGAGCGGTATGGTAGTCAATGTGTCCTATATCCTCGACGATGTCTTCTGTGCGTTCGGCGACAATGGTTTCTACGAGGTGGAAATCGTCAATGCTGCTCGTGCGTTGCGTCTTTTCGAAAGTTCGACTGCACGTCGGGAGTTTCTGGTGCGCGTCATTCACTATCTCAAGGTTCAGGGTTGCTTCGGCTCACTGGAGGATGGCTTTGATAACTTTGAAGACACTGCTGGTGGGTGTGATGAGGTCGTTCAGGAAGCCATCTGCTATCTGCTAGAGCACCCCGAATGGACACCCGAGTAAAACGAACTCAATTTCGTCAGGAGAATGGACACTCCCACACTCATGAAGAATGCTCAAACTGTATATATCCGTCTACACACAGCTTCAAATCGACAAGCAGGAGGCGCTTGCGTTGGCGATGATATTCGATTGCATGAACATCATCGGAAGCAATGAATCAGAAGAAGCCAAGTCGAATGCGAGATATATGGTACAACTCTGTTGCTCGGGCGATGTTGATTACGATTGGACTCAGGTAGAAAACTGGTCTGAATACTTATTCCAGAACGACTTCTTCGGGAAGAAATTTCAGCTCACACGGCAAGCGTGGTTAGAGTTGGTTGCATAAAAAACGAATTCAGTTTCATTCATTATTTTTACATTCCCCCAGACAAAATGAAGTACATCTACATCGTTCTTGAGATGACCAACAATGGTAGTGTTATCTACCCTACAACCTACAAGACCTATGAGGCGGCACTTGAAGCCATCTGCGTAAAGTGGTGGATGTTCCTTGAAGACGATGCCGGGGTAAACGGCGACAGTGCCGATGAAACATGGCAGGATACCCTGAAGCACTCACGAGTGGAGAAGAACGTTACGTACCTCTACATTGAGAAGGAAAACTACTTTGAGATTCACAAGCTTCCTGTGCCTGCGTGAAGAGTATACCAAAATCATTTTCGTAAAGACCACTAGTTCTACCAATATGGAGTTTTACAAGAAGTTTCTCAAGGAAAACAATGCCTCCTGCGATGACCAGGGGAGTCATTCAGTGTGCTGGATTCCATCGGATACTTTCGCAAAAATCCCAATTAATCGATGGAGGTTTAATCGCCCAGAAGATGCGGATAGAGTTGCTGAGATTCACGAATGGATGAAGACTTCCAGGCGTATGGACGGAATCATTTACCTTGCGCTCATAGGGAATGAGCTTGTCTGCTATGAATCGAATCATCGCCGTGAAGCACTGAAGGGTCTACCTAAGATTCATCATCTTCTGGTTGATATTTTTTGGAATGCGAATGATGAGTTAATCAAGGCAGAATTTATGAGACTGAACAAGGCTGTCTCAGTACCCGAGTTGTATCTGGAGGAATCTACAAATCCTAACATAGAACTGACTGAAGCAGTCAAGCAGTTCTGTGATATTTACAAGAAACTCAAGGTCAATACGAACAAGCCTCAAAGACCCAATTTCAATAGGGATATGTTGATGGACGAGTTCTATCGGATTATGCGTGAGAACAAGATTGGTGTAGAAGAGCTGGTCAAACGACTAACTACACTCAATGACGAGATGTCGAAGCGAGACCGCTCAAAGCTACTACCAAAAGTGATACAGAAATGCGAGGAGACTAACCTATGGCTATTTGCGTGGAGTTCACGACTTGACGCAAAGGAGCTTTAAAACGAAATCAGATTCGTTAGGAGAACAGACACTCCCTCAACAGACAAGATGGCTCCGAAGAAGCAAACAACAACTACAACTATTACGCGAACGGTCGTAACAACCGAGACACGAACAGAGACCAATAATAAGCCCGCAGCCAAGAGTGGAGTCTGTTATCGTTGTGGTCGAGCTGGTCATTACTCTCCCGATTGTTATGCCCGAACAGATACTGATGGAAATGCGCTAGAAAAGGAGGAACTTGAGTTCGAATGTTCAAGCTGTGACCGCACATTCACGACTCAATTCGGTTGTATGGTTCACGAGAGGTCGTGTTCTTAAAAACGAATTCAATTTCGTTAAGAGTACAGACACTCCCCCCAAATAGACAAAATGGAACAGGCTAAGATTATCCCATCGAATCGCGGAACTCCGTGGACATCCGACCTAGACACCAAGCTTGTTTATGCAATCGCAACAGGCAAGACTATAGAAGATTGCGAGACATATTTTCAAAGAACAAGTGGGGGAATTACTTCGCGGATAATGCTTATTGCGAGACGAATGGTTGGTAAGGGAATCCCGATTGACGCAGTATCTAGTACTCTTAATGTATCTGTTTCAGCTATCAATAGATCTATACGTATGTCTGAGATATCGACTGAAAATGCACAGAAGCGCCGTGATGCTAAGAAGGAACCGATAAAAACGAATTCAGATTCATCAACTCAAACTACATCACCCCCAACAGACAAAATGAACTCTATTGATAACGAAATTACTATTCTTCATGCGCGCCTCGCCACGCTTGAGAAGATGAAGGCAGATGTTCCGCCAATTAAGTCAGCAAGTGAGCTCCTCATCGAGAGGCGGACGCGAGCCGAGAACGACAAACCTAGAAATAACGAGTCTCCTATCGCCACGGCATGTAGGTTTTCGAGGCGGTCAGAGCTTGAACTACTCGAATCTGTGGTTGAAAGTCTGAATCACATTCATACTCGCCTCGACAGACTAGAGGGGCGCACTTCTTAAACACTCTGAATAAACTGCCACTGCAAATAATCACAAATCTTTTTCCATATGAGGTCGTGTGCAATCAGACGGTCTCGACTTTTGAGTAGTGGGAAGAAGACCTTGTATTCGTCGAGTTCGAGGAGCTCAAAGAACTTGTAAAGGATATAGGAATAGGAGAGAAAGTTGGTTCTATCGTTGGGGCAGTACATGAGGAATGGGGCTTGGATCTCCTGAAACATTGCTCGAATCTTTTCCTCAATTTCAGGAGTAATAGTCGGAGGCGGATTACCATTAAGTCGAGACAGGATATGTGCGCGATGTTCATAATACTTACTCCTGTTCAGCTTCTTTAAAATCTGTCGAATATCCTCTTCCGTCAAATCAGCAATATTGTCAATTCGCCTCTTTCGGATTTCAAGGATGACTTCATTCATGACATCTTCAGGAATAATTGTTGATTCCTTCGCCTGAAACTGATTCAAAATCTCATTCAGGTGATTAATCTTTTTGTACGCATAATTGTTCCGCTCCTTGGGAGGGTCGCGGAAACTAGGAAAGTCGCTTACCACCAATGCGTATTCCTCTGAACCACACTTGGGACACACCAGAATACCTTCACTACTGATTTCCTCACGAGCTACATTACACCCAATGCAATGCTCCGTCATTAGCTGGACATACTCAGGACCATTCGACAACTTCATACGAGTCACATACTCATCAAACATCTGCTTGCGAGTCAGACCAGCATCCTGTGCAACAGAGGTATTGAAGAACTTCATAAATGTATTCGCATCGTTGGGACTAATCGTCTGGGCAACCGCATTGTCCTGCTTGCGATAATAGTCATTCAACAAATCCATATTCGTTAGGTAGTAATCCTCCACCGGATTTGCCTGCTCCAATGTCTGCTCAACCTCACGGATTCGGGATTGTTTCAAGTTCGCTTTCAGGATATCGTCTAGATTGTTCGTCAGATACATCTGTGACACTTCCGACTTTAGGTTGCAAAGTTCTTGGGTAAGGGATTCCTGTTGCGCCGAGGATTCTCGGAGCGTCGACACCTGTTCTTGATGTAAGGAATCGAGTGTCCCAGGGGTAGCGCCTGAACCCGACGCGTCCCGAACCTTCCGGACTCTGAAGATGTCCATTTATGAATTCTTTCACTTGACCCTTGAAAGTCTCATTTTGGAACATACAGGGTCGTTGTGTTTGAAATTTACGCAATGACAGTTCAAAGTCCAACCCGAAATGCTTACACACATAGGCTAGAGCCAAAAAGGCACTACGGTTCATTCCAGCTTGGCAATGAACATAGACAACCCCAGTTGTATTTCGCAAAAAATCACGCATATATCGTTCGAATTGGGGATACCAATCCAATAGATAGACTGCGGATGAATCGATAGCGCTCAAACAGATATAACGCAAGGGATGGGCGAGTTGATACCATTCAGGAGAATGCTCTGGAAAGGCACAATTAATAACAGCAGTAATGTTGTTTTCAGCTACAAATTGTCTGGTTAGAAACGCACCTGGACCTACCAAGATACGGGAATGGAACCAAGCCGGTGGCTGTGTTAGATAGACCGGCCTTAGACATATCCCACCCATTACTTGTTCCTCCCACTCTTTTGTAAATACTTCAGCGCAAATCCATTTGACCCCAAGATTGCATATTCTTGCATACGCTTCATAACCCAATCGAAGGTTACCCCGCATTCCTTTCCTTCGTGCTCCATGTAGCTCAAGATTTCCGCACACTCATAATCTGTGCAAAACAGAAACCCGTCCTTTCCGGGTACACTTGGGTCTCGCAAGTAATTCCATTGTCCCGCATACGCAACCGCTCGTTCAGCATCGTAGAGCATCTCGCACTCCTTTTGTGTGAAGCCTAACTTCAAGTAGAAATCCATTGAAAACGAACTTATTGATAACAATAGATTCGTTTTAATGAATTATTCTGATAGGGATATTGATATGTGGATTTATAGAGTTGTTCAACACGATTTATTAGACCTAGAGATTGACCGAACAAAGTCTCTCATGCAGTTTCGAACAAGGAACCCAGCAGTCAACAAGGATGACCAGCGTATTCTTATATCAAATTACAATCGGTTGTTCAAGGCACTTTTATCCGAAAAGTCCAGACAGGAACTGGTTAAGCAGATGAGATACAACAACAGCAGCCGCCCCGAGAACGGCGGCCCCAGTCCAGCTAACAACGCCCCCCGAAGTATACGCATTCGGGACATACTGGAGCAGGAGATTGCGGGGAGTTGACATCGAAATCGCAGCAGCCGCCAAGAAGAAGGCGATGTAGAGCGTCGTGTTCATGAACATGAATCGCATTGCGGGCATGCTAGGCTTGAAAGAAGGTGCCATCGGCGAGTGACCAGGGGACGCCATACTCGGCATTGACATCATAGGCGGGGCGGACTGAGGACCCTGCGGCGAAGGCAGGAGAGCATCCAGGGAAGTAGAACCGTCCATTGTTTATGTAGAAGGGACGATTTCACAATTAGAATCCTCCACGCGATACTTGAAGCACTTCCCATCGACCTTGACTGTTTTTTCCACAACGTCGTTGACGGGCAACCCGAGAGTTTTATAGGTTCCGTAGTTTCTATGGAACAACAAGACCGAAATTCCCAATCCAATCACAAATGAGAAAAAAGGACCTGCTCGTTTTAGTGCTTCAGTGAGCTTGATCATTGTTTGCTTTGAAGAAGATTTAATGAGTCGGGCTCGGCGGTACACGGCACCTCAATTGCTCCAAATCGAACACACCCAACTTCTGTGTGGAAGACAGAATGGTCTGCGGGTGTAGGTAAGGATTTTTGCTTGCGGTTCGGTGGAATAATAACAGTCGAAATAAGCATTCCTAGAATAACCCCTGCGACAACCCAAGGTAGTTCAATCATTGTTTCTTGGGCGGGAAGAAGTAGTTGCTGACAGCCGACTTGGTTGCCATTGCGATTCCGACAAAGGTTGCCGAGGAAACATAGATAGCAGCCAACACGAGTGCGATGACAATCGATAAGATCTTCGCAGTGTAATCCTCTGTCTGGTACTTGAAGACCTCTCGGATCACGAAATACCCCAACATGATGAAGTACCCAGAGTAGGGGAAGAAGACCGCAACGGTTGTTCCACCAATTGCGAGTGTTCGCGAGTAATCTGTTACAAGCGTCTTGTAGGTTGCAGCAATGCTAAACACATACAAAAATGTCATCAGAATTGTTCCAACAATACCACCAATCTGAAGCATGACTGCCGAGGGCGATGGAAGCATTCCAGATAGACTGACTTCCGGAAGTTTTGCGCCAGCAGGTGCTATCTTGGGGTCCTGCTTGATTCCATTTAGTGTGAATTTCTGACCATCGGGAACAACGACGGTGCGAGTCTCGCCGTCTTCATCTTGGTAGGAAACGGTCAAACGACGACCCTTGATTTGATTCACGGTAGACTGTGCCTCCCTCTGTTTCTCCGCCAACCTAGCTTGACGGAGTGTCTGTTTATTCGATTCGATACACCGTTGGTCGCCCGCATTTCCGCCACACGCTTTGAGGGCATTGTCGTCGACTTCCTTGTCGTCTTGGTCTGATAGTTTCGTAATCGGAGTCGTCTCGAACATAGGAATCAGCGCAGAGTTCGAAATAACATCCACGTTTCCATCGCGAATATGGTCTTTGACAAACGATGATGTAATGTCCCGTTGGGCGCGCTCGTCGCCAATCATTACCGATGTTATGGTTGCCATTGTTATGATGCGAATACAAGATTAGCAGTACCTGAAACAATCCGTAGGAAGTTAATGGACTCGACATACGCGGCTACATTGTACGTATATATAAAAACTATGTTGTCGTTGGTTTGAACAACAGTAAGAATCTGATCGGGGGTATAGAGTCCAATCTGTCCGGCTGGAATGATGAGAGGATTCCCGCTTAATGCTGTTGATTTCAGAACACAAACCTGAGTCGACGTTGATCCTGCAATATCTTGGGGTAGTGGCTGCTGAACTGCGGTTCGCAACGTAATCTTGTTAAACATACTCCCGTTCATAGAACCTGAGGGTTGGTATGTGTTGTGATCAAGAGCGAACGAATACATATACACACCGGGTAGTCCTGGCATGTCGCCGGTTGAATGGCGATACATCTGCAACAATGAGAAGAATGGAAACGGTTTTGTCTGGAACCGTTCCTTCCCATCAAACAGAAGGAGTGCATTTGTCAGGGCATCACGGGGAAAGACTGAGCTAATCTGTTGCTGACCCGATGTAAGCATACCTACCTGCGGGTCAGTGCTATAGGATGTAAAAGGAGCTCGATTGGGATTGCTCCAATTCGTATAATTATCCCAGTCATTCAGCAGAATCCTATCCGATCTCTGCGCTGAAAATACAACTCGAGTAACTAAGTTGAACATTGGGAGTTCAAGATCTGTATTCGCTCCAAACTGGCCTTCCTTGTTGACATACTTGGTTGTCTTAATCAACATGGTTTGGTCAGCTCGTGCCAGCTGGTTCATTTCCATTTCCGTCAGGTAGATGAAATTGCCCTCGAGATACGGGTCTGGGGAAAAGACGGTAAGACCAGGAATGCTAGGGAGACCCGTTGACAAGGGTGGGGACAAGAATAGCCCCAGAGCATTGTACGCCAAGTCTCCGGTGGGTTTGACACGCACACCGTATGTCGGACTTGCTGGATTGACATCGATCACCGTGTACAGATCGTTCAAGTTTCGATAGGTGACATTAATATACACCTCTGCATTCTGCATAGATACCAGCGGTAGAGCTAGACCAGGATTCTCACAGAAGAAAAAGTGCAAGGGAATTGTTAGCTGGCGAGACCGAATGGACGGTTCAGGGACCTTTGTCATCGGCATAACGGTCGGGTATGTTGTAGGTGCCACAGCATGAGGATACTGACCCTGACGATCAAACGCATTCGCTGGGTCATTTAGTTCCTTCACATTTCCAACCATTTGGTCGACAACCAGTCGCTTGTTATGGTCGTGTGTTAGATAGGAATACATCTTCATCCACTCTCCTCGCAAGGATTGAATAACGGTTCCGTTCATCACTAGGTCAACATGGTCAATCAGATTGTAACCAATGTTCTGAATCCATTGGAACTCATACCCAATTGAGTTTGATGCGATACTGTTGCCTGCTCCATATCCCGACGGAAGCGTTGATCCAACATTCTTCAGTGGAGACCAGATGTCTGGAAGTGTAAGAACCAAATAGGTATCGTGAAGCAACTGCGAATACCTATCAATGCGACACTGAATCGTTCTTGTACCAGTCGCAGAGAACTCGAGATTGGAACTGCTGAAAGTCATACGAATGTGCTCCATAGCAAAGTTCGTGTGACGTCGATAGACTGCCCGAAAATGTGTCATCGATGGGTTTCCATTGACAAGTTCATTTTGAGCACCCACGCCTACTAATTGTAGCAAGCCTCCTGGCATTTGTATTAAGACAGATGGTTTCTTTAACCCGATGTTACAGGGATTGATGCCTTCACTCCCAAAGGAGGGACGACGTTGCCACGAACAACTCCGTGATCCGTAGTTGTAGCAAAGGCACCCGGGGCACCAATGGTATTCGACAAGCAGCACTTGCTCGAATATGTGCGACCACCCACTGCGCCCTGCGATCCAGGGGCCAGAGTAGGAATCACAAACCGCTGATACTGATTTGCGTTGTTCGCTGCTGCCGAGATATACACGTAGTTGTATTTCTTCGCCTGCGGGGGAGGTTTTGAGTGGTATGTCGCAGCCACAATCTGACGCTTTCGTTCAGTCAGCCAATCTTGAGCGGAATTCACTTGCATTGTTATTTATACGGGAGACTTGTTCTTTATACAATGCGTTTTGCGCTCGTGTCTACCCATACTGATCAGACAACTGGCTACTCAAAGGTAGCCCACAATTTGATCTCTCAGCTTTCTACTCTGGCACCTAAAGTCAAGATATTCCATTTTGGATTTCAGCGCCATCCCAACAAGCCCAGTCATCGCAAGGTTCCGGATGGCATCATTCAGTACGATGCGGCTGCGAATGAGGATCCCAAGGAGGAAGGATTCGGATTCAACAAGATCAACGAGTATCTGGATATGGTCAATCCTGATGTTGTGATGATCTACAATGATCCTCTTATTATCTACAAATTTCTGGAGGCAATGAAGCACGAGCGCGGAGTATCTCCCTACAAGCTGTGGATCTACGTTGATCAGGTATATGAGGGAATTGCCCAGCCACTGATTGATAAAATCAACAACCACGCTGACCGCGTCTATTGCTTTACAGAGGAGTGGAAGGAGAAGTATCTCAGATATGGTCCTCACCCAGATGTTCGGATTCTTGGACACGCAGTGGATTCTCTGACGTTCTCACCGCTTTCCGATCAGACTCGTCTTGTCGCTCGTCGTGGTATGAATATTCCCGACGATGCAATTGTCTTTCTGAATGCGAATCGAAATAGTCAGCGCAAGCGCTTGGATCTGACTATTTCGGGGTTTGTAAAGTATCTTTCCATGAATCCTATGAAACCCGCCTATCTTCTGCTTGCAACGAATATCAACCCTCAGACGGGTGCGTACTATGATCTTCAGCGTATCTATCAGGTCGAACTTGCTCGCAATAATCTACCGATTGAGCACTGGATTAACAGGTTAATGATGATTGATACGAGCCCGCCGAATGTAATCACGGATGAGGGTATTAATCAGCTATACAATGCCGCAGATATCGGTCTGAATACAACTGATGGTGAGGGATTTGGTCTCTGTCAGCTCGAGCATATGTATACGGGTGCACCACAGATTGTAACGGATGTCGGAAGTTTCCGTTCTTTCTTGAATGAGGATGTAGCGTCATTTATTCCTTGCGGAGACCGAGCTTACTTTGCTGGTTCAATGCCCTTGGGCGGATTCTCACCTACCTTTACAAACGCCTCAATTGCAGATGCGATGGAGAATATGGTTGATACTCTTCAGTTTAAGAAGGCAGTCGTTCTGAAGTACAACTTCAAGACTTGGTCTCGTGTATGTGATGAGTGGCTTGAGGATGTTCTTATGGCAAAGTCCATTTAATCTGAGTTGGTGATGTCAAGGCTCCCACACGAAGCAACCGCTGGTTGTCTTCAAACGCTGGTCCATCAAATACCTCCTTGGTGTCAGGATCAATCAAAAACACCATCTGTTTAATCATGACCTTCTGAAGTCTGCGTTTGCGTCGTTGCGTATTTCGCAGATAGGTCAAGTCAATTTCCTCATTCTTAATATTGGGTTTGAAGGCAAGGTCCTCGCCCGATGTTGCACTATCAAATCGCATACAAGTCAACACAGGCGTTTCCCGACTATGAAGTTTCCTATGGATTTCGCAGTCGACGGCAGCCTGCTTTAGCAAGTTTGTAATCCGCTTGTTGGTTACATCCTTCTCATACGATGTCTCATACAAATACTCATCCGTCGTCATAAATGTTTCCGTAGGCTGACCCTCATACCGCTTGGTAGCCATATCGTTACGACGAATGGGTACGACGTTTGATGACTGCTCAGTGGACTTTGCCTGTGTCTCTGAGAATACACTCACATAGAAGCTAATCTTGACCGTACGCTCATCCATCGGCAACTTGGCGTGAGAGCAAATACGAATCGCACGACCAATGACCTGGTCATGACGAGCAGGATTCCAGTGCGGTTCCATAATGTGAACATGTCGCACATTCGCTAGAGTAATACCTTCAGCACCCGACGAAGAAGCCATCAGCAAACAGAGAAGCTTCTTCCCACGAGCCTCAACAGATACCTTGAGACTGGATGGGAAATCATCCGCATAGTTACCGTTGAATATCTGTCGGGTGTATTCACGCTCCTCCTGTGATTCCTCACCCGTGTAGAAGGTGTAGGCAGGCTTCTCGGCGTCCATTCCCTTGTCCTCAATCCACTGGTTGTTCTCTCGCACAATCTTGTAAGGTTGCCAGCCATTCGCATCCAGAATCGCACTAAACACACCCAACCCCTCGAGTTTGCGATACTGAGAATACACGAACTGATTCTTGTATTCTGCGCTTGACTTCAGGGTCTCTGTTACATTCGTAAGCATCCTCAACATCTTGGGACTGAAGGATTCCAGAGCCTTGAGACTCAAATACCTCGCAGGATTCTCACGAAGCTTCTTTAGGATTCCTTCCTTGCCAGGTGCTTCATCATCCTCTGTGACTTCCTCCATATCACCCTTGATCAGGTCCGGTGGGATGGCATAATTACAGGCCAAACGAGAATTGACTCGAAATGTCTTCATCTCACTATCGGCAGCCGCACCTGGATTGACTCGGCGCTTATCACGCTTGATTTCCTCCCAACGAACCTGAAGATAGTGATTGAACTGCTCTGCGGACATTTCAACCTTCTCAAGCATCTTCTCATCCTCAATACGCTTGGGAAGCAGACGGTCATCGGCACCCTTGAAGTACGAAACCAACCCCTGAATACGACGAGCAAACATCATTGCGTTCTTCACATTCAGACCATCCAGGAACAGTGTTGCGAACTCCTCATACTCTGTTGGTAAGCACTGAAGCTTCTCCGTTGAGATTCTGTCCATTGACAGTTCAGCACCACCCACATCCGTCTCAAACTTGTTCTTCCATGTTGCTACCCAATCCGTAGGAATCTCAATGTAGGGAAGGTCCTTCATAAACTGAACCGCCATTCGCTCACCTGCCTCACTATACACACTTCGGAAGTGAGGAGGGTTACGGGTCACCATCACAGTCTTCTTGAGGGCATTAAACTCAATTGTGTCCATGTCTGGGATTCCCTGAAGGACACTCTTCATCTTCTCCTCATCCCACGATGGGATTGCCTTGATAGGGATTGTGATACGCTCAATGGGTCCTCGAATCAAGTTCATAAGGTAAGCAATCTCATTCGCACGATTGATGATGGGAGTTCCTGACAGAGTCACAACCTTGCAGTTCTTGGCCTCATAAATCTTATCATACAACCTGCGTGCAATATCTGACTGATTCACCACCCTCGAAATCAAGTTATGGACTTCATCGATAATCACCACAGAGTTGTTGTAGGGGTTCTCACCTTCCGCAGGAGCAACCCTCTCAATGTTTGCGCTACTTAACCCGTTGTATCGAATGAAGGTGAAACGCTGGTCAATCAGATCCTCAATCTGCTTCCCGATGATATCACGAGCCTGTTTGGGCAACGCAGCAAAGTTGGCTTCAGCTCCAGGAATACTAACAAAAAACTGATTGTTGCGGTCAAGGAATCCATCGGAGATACCTAGCTTCTTGGCTTCAACACGGGACTCGTCGGACAAGACGCGTCGCTCCCAATGCTGCTCATAGGCATAAATAGGGTCGCCACACTTACGAAGTTCCCCGCGGTAATTGGTCTCCAGTGATGCTGGTAGCATTACAAAAATCTTGCGGTCGGAAAGAAGCGACTCGGCAACGGCAATGGAGGAACATGTCTTGCCCGAACCAAGACCGTGGTAGACCAACAGTCCGCGGTAGGGTGTTTCAGCCGACAAGTACTCGCGGACAATCTTCTGGTGGGGTAGAAGTTCACGAGCATTCCCACGCTTGGTGCAGAGGTCGATGTCCTTGTCCTCGTCATCAGTGCCCTTGTCGCGGTATTTGAGGAAGATACGAGTAATATGGTCGGCGAAGGCTTTTCGATTCGGAAGAATGTAGGGTTTCGCCATTGTTTTTCACGATGAAATGATAATGAGGAAAAACCATCGCATTACCATGGTGACCATCTACCTCTTTTTGATGGCTGCCTTTCTCTACCTGAAACCCGATATCGCGTTTGGTAGAGAAGGACGGATTCGTCCCTTTGGCACTCAAGATAAGGAAGCAACTGTCTTCCCTTTTTGGTTATGGATTTTTGTGATTGCTGTCGTCAGCTACTGTGGGACAGTCTATCTGAACAACTTTCGGATTTAGCTGTTGCGATTCATAATGTCTTGGATCGTTGATGGGTCATTAATTACCCGATTGTCGCAAATACCTTTATACCAGCAATAACCGGGATTCCCTGACGACGAGGAACACGGATATGCCTTGAAATCATTTAGAACATAATCCTTATCTGGGCTGTATGAAATAATGGTATAATGCTCGCAACCCAATACTTTATACCTCAGGTGATCGCCGACAATTACGGTTATGTTATACAACTGTTGAGTTGATAGATTCGGATAACTCTGATTCCATTCTGCAATAATATTTGTATAATAGTTCTTCATATACTCCCGAAACACGAGAGGAGCATCTCCGTTCATAAGCAGATCGCGACGAGCGTCTTGAACTGTAATGTCCATTGTAGTCATTCTATCTGTTATGTGTCTACTCTCCTAACAAAAGTGAATTTATTTTACGATGCCTCAAAGGTCTCCACTACACTTCGAAGTTGTTCGAGCATAGCTTTGCGTTCAAGGTGATGAGGACGAATCAAGGTATTTGCCTCACTCAGTGTCTTCCATCCAATTCCAGAAATTTCACGTCGCTGCATCGGCGTAAATTTTTGGGTCAGATTGATTTGAGACGGTTCCTTCAGCATCGCAATAAAGTAGATGTGCTTGTACTGGATTCTGTTGAGTCCCATAAAGGTTTCCTCGAGCAAGATGTTCTTCAGGATGGTAAAGGATTCGCGAGGAACGTTGGTCTCCTCACTGAATTCACGCAGAGCGCAATCGATATCTGATTCACCCCGAGTCCTTCGTCCTTTGGGAAATCCCCATTCAGGTTCCGTGTAGATGGATAGGTTCTCCCGCATCAATGCGACTCGGTCCAACGAGTTGAACTTATCGCGCGCCATGTTGAAATCCGAGCAGGACCGGTCATCACCCCAAAGGTACTTCCAGAGCATCTCAAAGGTCTCGCAGGCAATCAGACTCTGCTCCTTGAGGGTCATATTCCTCACAAGAGTGCTGACGTAGTCAAGGTTGTCGACATCGTATTTTCCTCTCATAAACTCTGCGAAGCTCATGCTGTCTTTCCGTCGAATCATCAATAGACGGGTTGTATCAGGGTTGCACGGCAAGGATGGTGAATCTAAAAGGAATATTCCACAGGACAATACCGGGTCGCGGCAGGTGCGGAATATGTGACCCTTTTGACCGCAATTATTGCAGTACATAGTTGATGATGAAGTTGTATATTCTGAGAAGGTTCGTTTTTCCATTGTAGTAGTAAAGTCTTTTATAAGAAAGTTCCTTCCATAACATAAATGGGACTATTCGCTTCCAAACCGGCGAATCCATACGGATTTGCTTCACCGACACCTGCTCCCTCGATGGGCGCGGGGCGTATTCTCGCTGTTGTGGTAGGTGTCGTTTTTCTAGGAGTTTTTGGGCTGATTTTCTACAACTACATTCGTGCTGCAAACGGGCAGTCCGTGGTCAGCTTGTTCCCGGCCTCGGGAGCAACATTGGCATCTGCGGATCAGGCACCCACACCGATTAACGGTAAGACAAAGACTACGATTTCTTCGGGAGATGTTCCATTGAGTGTCGGTGCTGATTATGGTCTTCAGTATTGGATGTTCATCTCGGACTGGGATTACAACTTTGGTAAGGAGAAGAATATCTTGAAGCGTGTGTCAGCCGGGAATGATGCCACCGTCAATCCCATGATATCTCTTCACCCGACGGACAATAGCCTGAATGTGACCGTAAGTGTTTATCCTACTGACAATAGTGCGGGTGCTGCTACGCCAGGTGCGAATACCGCGGGCGATTCTTTCACATGCACTGTTGAGAATGTACCTCTTCAGGCTTGGTTTTCTGTAAGCGTTACAGTATTCCAGCGCAATCTGGATATCTACATCAATGGTCGCTTGGTGAAGTCGTGTGTTCTGCCCGGTGTTCCCAAGCCTGCGGTGGGTGATATCATCTTGAACGATGGCGGTGGTTTCTCTGGTTCTCTCTGCAATGTCCATAGCTACAGTGGAATGTTGTCGCCGTCCGATGCGAAAGCGTTCTTTGCAGCAGGGACAAACTGTGCTGCACCGTCTCCCACAACCCCATCAGCACCTGGGAAGGACAATACATTGATCACTATCTTCGGATACACCTTCCGATTCGCTACAATTGACAAGGGCGGTAAGGAACTTTCCAGTTATACCTTGTGAGTAAACAATGAAAATCCTTCTCAAATGTCCAACTCGTTCAAGACCGCTCAAGGTCTATAACACATTGATGAAGTATGCCCAACTTGCATCTCGGCCGGAGGAGATTGGGGTTGCTGTATCGTGTGATATAACCGATTCATCGATGATGGATCAACGAGCACAAAATTCACTAAATATGGTTCTATCCAAGTTTGCGTGGCACCATATTTACTTTAGTGATAACCATTCCAAGATTGAAGCCTGTAATGCGAATATGAATGAAGTTGATTATCCGTGGGACATCGTTGTGTTGGTATCGGACGATATGATTCCGCAGATGCAGGGGTATGACGATGTGATTCGACGGACAATGCGAACGTCATTTCCAGATACAGATGGCATTCTATGGTTCAATGATGGTGCGCAGAATCTACAGCTGAATACACTGAGTATCTATGGACGTAAGATGTATGAGAGTCTTGGGTGTATGTATGAGCCATCTTACAAGAGCTTCTTCTGTGATACAGAGTTGAGTGATCTGTGTCGAACAACACTCAAGTCAAAGACGGCATATAATTCAAGTATTATTATTCGACATGAGCATCCAGCAACAGGCTTCAAAGACCAGAACGATGACTTGTATCGAAGCAACAACCGTTTCTTTGCTGAAGACTTATACACATATATTCGTCGAAAGGCATACGAGTATGATGTATCGTTTCTGATTCCGACATTGGTTGGACGCGAAGGATCTTTCGATGCTCTTGTAGCTTCAATTCGCGAGAAGATGGCTCGTATTGCTCCAGAGATGCGATATGAACTCTGTATTGAGAAAGACAACCGTCAAATGAGCATTGGAGCCAAACGTCAGAAACTTCTGAAGAACGCAAAGGGAAAATACACTGCGTTTATCGACGACGATGACGATATTACCGACGCGTACATTGAAGACCTACAGGAGGCCTTCCGTGGAAGCTACCATGTTATGCGACTAGTTGGACAAATGGGAGTCCATCCATTCATGCATAGTACTGAATTCAATTTAACAAGCATGATGGTGGGAGAAGAGCCTCCTCTCTTTCAGAGACCGCCAAACCATCTGAATCCAATTCTGCGTGATATTGCGAGCTTTGTTCCGTTCAAGGATGCGACGTACGGCGAAGATATTGAGTGGACCATCGGGCTTGCCAAATCTGGATTCATAGGTAGCCAGTATTCGTCCGATCGTAGTCGTACACACTATATCTACAATGTCAAGAATAGACATGTGCCTGCTGAAACAATTGCCTTCCAACGAAGATCTACACTTGAGCGGATGTTACCCTACCTTTTTACAAGCACAACCCAGCAGCCAAAACCCGTTCAACAGACGAAGCTTCGTCTAGGGTCTCGAGGCTTTGTTTCTTCATAAAGTACAATGGTTGGGTTGGGGATTGTAGCTCTCATAGTAATTGTGGGATTGGCTGTGTATTTTGTGGTAATGACCAGCACGAAAGTAACCGACGAGGTTGTTATTGTACAGACTTCTCAGCGAGGAGACAAAAAGATTACTTACTCGACTCCTTTGCCTGACTCCTTTAATCAGGCAGAAGGACTTGTCTATTCCTACTCGGGCTGGATTTTAGTGAATGATTTCACAACCGGATACGGCAAGAAACGCACAATCTTGAGCAAGGATGATAGCCCCAGCATTTCATTGGATTCCACCTCGAATTCGCTTGTGTTTGGTATCCAGACATTTGGTTCTCTGGAAACTGTCTTGGTACCGAACATTCCTGCCGCCAAGTGGATTCACTTTGCGCTGGTAGTGAATCAGCAAGCCGTGGATATCTATATCAACGGTACCTTGCGCCAGCACCACACATTGAGTCAGCTACCCAAGCAGAACGATGCAGCAGTCACAATGGGTCCTGATTGGAGTGGTGTTCTTGGTCGTGTCTCATACTGGCCTCGCACACTCAACTCTGCTGAAATCCAGAAGCAAGCAGGTGCGACTCCTCCTCCTGACCTACAGATTGCACCTGCGCCTCCTCAGTATTTCGATATGACTTGGTACATTGGGCGTTTAAATTCTTAAGAAACCACAAATGAGCGCAGGAGGACAACGATCAATTGATGTATCTGGAATTAATCAGATGCGAATTATAAGTGCGTCTGATTTTACGGAGGAGTTGAAGAGCACACTTGTCTATCAGACCTTTAACTCGACTACAGGGGCGAATGCGTATGCGAACCATGTAGCGAATGGAAATGATTATTATTTGCAGTTTCTGAAGGGTGCGAAGGAGTGCACTTGCGTTGGACTGCCGTATCAGGCTGGACTGGTTATGAAATTCCGGTATTAATCTACTGTAGGGAAACCCCAATTGTTATTCCAACAAGAACTCCAGCGACAAACCCATTGAGAAATCCTATATTCCAAAGTGCAAACAACTCGTCTGCAAGTGTGTTCATTTATTCTTCTTCGACCCTTCTATGAAAACGAATTTTACATCAATACAAACATAGTAAATACAATGCCTTCGATACTCTATGGTGGAGTTCGATACTCGCAAACGCGACATGCTATTTACTGTAAAAAGTGCTCAACCACAATCGAAAGCAAATCCAATCACAACTTTGTAATGTGTCCATGTGGTGCTGTAGGAGTTGATGGAGGCATAGGACCTTCAAATCGGGTTCTAGGGAAGCTGTCGGATATGGAAGAACGAAGTATGTATCGTGCGAGTGTAGCTGGGAAGAAACTATGGCTTCCTCAGTCGGTTCTTGAGGAGCGGTTCAACGCATTGGCTCGTTGAACTTAGTATGAGCTCTCAGAACGCGCCTTCCTTGTCTTTTTCAACTCATCGCGAGCCTTTGCTCGCACTGTCTTCGTTGCATTGGGATTGTAGGTAAAGAAGTACTTTAGGAAATCAGCAGACGACTTGTCCGAAGACAGTTTCTCAAACAAGGCTGATTTGTGTTTTCGCATATCAATCAATGTCTCTTGATCACCAATACAATCAATTGGTGTCAAGAGTGCAAATCGGCGTTTCGGCTTCTCGTTCGCAAGTTCAACCAATCGCTGGGCAATACAAAGGAAGTTAGAAATATTGCTCTCTTCCGCATCCGAGTAGATATACGCAAAGAAGAACTGAAGTGTAGTAGGAATACTAGCAACCTTGATGCCATCCTTGGTCTTGTGGTAGCTATGGCACGCAGTCGTTTCATAAAAACGGATTCGTGAGACACCGTCCTCGTCAATCAACGAGTAACGAGGAGGCAGAATATCATTGCCTTCATCTACCTTCACCTTCTTTCCCTTGGTAATCTTCTCAATCGTCTCCTTGGATGCCAACAGACCAATAGGAAGAGTCCATCGTTTCTTCAAGTGAATTTCTGCGGCTGTTGCACTCAGCAATACAACATCCTCCTTCCGCATGATACTGACAACCTTCTCAATCTCCTTCTTTGAAGCGAGTGGGTGTTTATCGTCTTTCATTTTCGATATCGAGCAACCAATGGGATAATACTTGTTCAGCAACTGGAGTCGTGTGAAGACCTTTACCCAGCGACTTACATCACCCTGAGGACGAGAGAGTTCCAAGTACACCGACATTCTGAGAAAATTGGGAGGAACATAGTGAACATCATCCTTAACAATTGAGTCCTTCCAAAGTCGGTCAAACACCGCATTGTCCAAGTGTGTAATATCAGCAACGCCTTCGTAATCTGCAAAGACCTTGAAGGTTCCCAAGTGTATACCCGGCTTTACCTCAATATTCTTGATACCAATCTCTCGCAGTTGATTCGCGACCATCATTGCATCTTCCTGTGGGGACTTGCTGAAAAAGTCATAATCAGGAATGTCGGTTTCAGGCTTGTAGAATTGGTCTTTCGCAGGCAACAAATTGTTAATTGCAGTACCACCATAACACATCACACGGTGGTTCTGAAGAAACTTGAAGACCACCGCCAAGGATGCTTTTACTAGAGGATCGGCTGCAGACTTCCTGTTGTTCTCCAGCTCTAATTGGTCAGCAATCCGCTCGATTTCCTTCTCCATTATCCTATAGCTACAAAACGAATTTCATTGGGGATAATTCCTTGTCAGGCAGCAAGGATGCCTCCACGAAAGTACAACCTTCGTAAACGCCCGGAATCGACCGTTAAGTGGGTCGAGGACGATACCCTAAAGGATAAGGAAGAGGACTCCGAAGATGATTCAGATTTTGAGACTCCCTCAGCATCTGAAGCATCGGAGGACGAGTCGGTTGAGGAGGAGGAAGACCTATCGGAGGAGGAAGAGTCTGAGGAGGAAGCCGACACCAAGAAGAATGGGATTGCGATTCCTATGCCCAAGAAGGGAATGCGTGTTACAATTGTGATTGACGGCGGAGATGATTACGAGTCAGAGGCTGAGTATGAAGACGAGGAGGACGAGGAGAATGAGTTTATCAGCCATCTGATGAACAAGTACATTCCGTCCAGCAGGATAACCAACAAGAAGAACAAGAACAAGAAGGAGAAGGATGACGAAGAGGCAGCTCTGGAACTGAACATTGACGAGCAGGATTACTATGAGGATCTGTCAAAGTCAAAGAAGAAGAAGCTCAACAAGCAGATGAAGGAGCTTTCCAAGATTATGGCGGATGGTGATGTACCACAGAAGTTCCGCGTTCTTGAACTTCCGATTCCAAATGCGACCAAGGCAATGGTAATCAAGAAGCTGGATGTTCTTGATCACATGGATGGCGATGGAGGTGAGGCACACAAGCTACGGTCGTGGGTCGATGGATTTCTGCGAGTACCCTTTGGAGTCAATGTACCGTTGCCAGTGAAGATCGCAGATGGTGTCAAGCCTTGTTCCGACTTTCTCTCCGACACTCGCAAGACGCTTGACAAGGCAGTGTATGGAATGAATGCCGCAAAGACTCAGATCATGCAGATTATGGCACAGTGGATTTCGAATCCTAGTTCTGTTGGCAATGTAATCGCACTACGCGGCCCAATGGGTGTTGGCAAGACATCCTTTGCAAAGAATGGTGTTGCAGAGGTTCTCAAGCGTCCCTTTGAGTTCTTCAGTCTGGGTGGTGCATCCGACAGTGCGAACTTTGTAGGACATTCCTACACGTACGAGGGGTCCATGTGGGGTCGTGTTGCTGACTCTCTGATGAATGCTCGGTGTATGAATCCAGTTCTATACTTTGACGAGCTGGACAAGATCTCTACCACGCCTCACGGAGAGGAGATTGTGAGTATGCTGATTCACATGACGGATCGCTCACAGAACACTCAGTTCCACGACCGATACTTTGCGGGAGTTGACTTTGACCTCTCTCAGTGTCTGTTTGTGTTCTCCTTCAATGACGAGTCCAAGATCCACCCGATTCTCAAGGACCGTATGCAGGTGATTCATTGCTCGGGATACTCTGCAGAGGACAAGAATGTGATTCTAACCAAGTATGTCTGGCCACAGGTGTTGGACCGGATTAAGATGGATGGACTCACGATTTCGGAGGCTGCAATCAAGCATCTGATTAAGGAGTACTCCGATGAAGAGGAAGGTGTTCGAACGCTGATTCGTTCAGTGGAAACACTGGTTACACGAATCAACCTCCTGCGGATTGCGGATGAGGAAACCGCAAAGTCTTATAAGTTTTATACGAAGATAGCTCTGCCCCTGTGTATCGACACAGAGCTTACAAAGCACATTCTTCAGGATCTAAACACGCCTGTGAATGAGTCATGGAAGCATCTATACACTTAGCCACTCAAGGTTCTTAGGATCAATAGTGACCCAATGAGGAGTCGCATCCATAAATGTAACAATACATTCAATCTTTTTCTCTTTCAATCGCATACTGATACAGTATTCAATGCTCACACTGCGGAAGACAAACGGCAGTGAAACACGAAGTGGTTTGTAGGTGTCCTTCTCGAGTTCTACAAACGCATGATAATACTTGCGAGGTTTGCTGTATTCGACCAAGTGAGTGAGCGCAACCCATTTTCCATCAATCTCAATCGGAGACGCCGAGCCTCGTAGCAAACTAAAGAGAGGAGGAGTTGGTAGCTCCTTCACAAGCTTCCATTTTCCGTTTTCAAATTCGCCAATTCGAAGGGGGTGCCAATTGTAAACATGATGATTTGTCCCTGGGATGGGAAGCCAGTTCTTCTCCCAGACGACATTGAAGGGTGATTCAATTACCTGTGTATTGTGAAGTCTACCAGCCTTGGTGTCATAATCACCATATACCATATGCATATGATTTGTCAGCTGATTCTTCACGGTGGGAGATAGGAACTTCCACTGGTCATTAATCTTGAACACACGAACATCTTCATATCCAGCAACAAGCTGCTGGTGTGTTATGTCGTCGTCCATGATCTTGATACAGTCGCCAGTTCGCAGATTCATACACGCGTTTTTGGTTTGAATTTGACCACCCGATGCGGTTTTGTAGTCTCCATCACTTGGAGGAAGATAATTCACAAACCTCACATTCGCAATGTCTCCCTCCAGCATCGAAATCACGGTAGGTCTGAACTCTGACTGGAATGGACTCTTTATATCAATAATAGAAGCGGAACAAATAACCTGCCCCACATAAAACTGCATATTTGCTAGTACATTCTGAATGTGCTGACCCTGTTTTAGTAGATAGGAAACGCTTGATCGAAGCCCAGAACTCTTTGCATTTACATAGTATTCAATGACACTGGCCTCGTAATCCATACCACCGCGGTAGGGGAATGTCTCAACAAACAAGGAGTCCGTTGACTCGGGGATTTTACGACCCAACTGGATGTAGTGATACGCCTTGTAGAACTGACCCTTCTCACGGAAGTACTGCGAGAGATGGTGAAGAGGCTCTACACGAGAGGGACGCAATGCGAACGCAATGTTCATCCACTTTTCAAAGCTGGGAACATTTCCCAGGTGCTTGTAACACACCCCGACCTGATAAGCAGAATACCACTTCTCTTCAATCCACCGATCCATATGGTATCGCTTCTTGTACCACTTGATTGAATTCGGCATATCTCCGTTGTCTCTGTACGACTGTGCCAAGTAGAACATGTATCGCTCATTGTCAGGTTCATCTTCAGTTCCCTTGAGAAGAACCTTGATATCTCGTTCCATCTTGTTGCCTACCTTGTTACGATCTCCTAGTCGTCGGCTCTCCATCCAGAAGTCTGTTGGCAAGTCAATTGTCTTATTGTTTGGCTTATCGTTCGTAGGATACTCATGCAACACACCCCTGTACTTCCAATCATCGTTTGCCTTGAAGATCTGTGCTCGTACGTACTTGAGATCTGATTGCCGGATCTGAATAATACAGCTATTTGGCTTCTCCTTGTGAAGAAGATCAACTAGGAACTTTTTGCCCTCTTTTGGGAAGTTAATCAAGTCATCGGCATCAATTACCAAAATGTAATCCATCAGTCCATCGCAATTCTTCAGTGCGGTCGAACGGTTGGTTCCAAAGTCCTTCCAGGTATCACGACAGACAATGCCCGGGATCTGTCGTTTCCGATAATAATCCTCGATGAGGTCAACCGTATTGTCGGTTGATCCAGTGTCCGTGATACAGAAGGTGTCAATCAATGGAAGTGTGCAATCGAGTGCCTCTTGAATAATATGACTTTCATTCTTCACAATCATACACAATCCAATTTTGAGCGGAGCAGGCAATGACAATCTTTCGGCAATGTGCCGGCCATCGCCAATATGGCGCATGTGTCCACTAGTCTTAGGAGTCAGCGCCATTTTGTATCCCTTTTCTCTGTAAAATTCATTTACGGTAAATTCACCCTTCAATGTGTCAGTTGTCTCGAATGTCACAAAGGCATTGTAACCCTTCTCAAAATGCTTTCTGTAATCAGTCACTCTGCGAAGACCAGGGTTGAAGCTCCAATGACCCCAGTTCCCCCAGCACTTTAGACGAGGAGGAGTGTCCGACATCTCATAGACTCGAGGATCATGCTCTCGGCACATAACTGCAGAGATCATTGGATCAGCCTCTAGAATCTTCATCGACTCCTCAATGAATCCTCCCTCGTAAGTTACCCAATCATCCTCCATGTGGAAGATGTAAGGAGTCTTAACCTTCTGATAGCACTCATCAATTGACTTAATCTGTCCTCGTCGCGCCTTTGCGGTAATCCACCGGAACGTCGGGTACTTTTCCATCAGTTCCTTGTTGATATCCTGAATACCACTGTCTTCACTAATGATCCATTCGTAGATGGGATACTTGTTATGTTCTAGAAAGCTCTCAATTGTCTGTTTGAGTAGATCGGGACGACCACATGCAGTTAGCACGACTGTAACCTCATCCATTTGTTGTGATATTCTCGGGATGTGTAAATTCACAATATTCTTCACCGTCGCGGAATAACATGACTTGTCCGCAAAACTCCTGATTTTGAATAGGTGTTGGAATGACACGTGTTGTTTCGTTTGTATTCGTAACGCCCGAAGAGTTGTAGGAATAGACGACAATGTTCTTCCTTTCAAAATTGGTTTCCAAGAAAGTCGTATCTGTCGTATATTGACAGGGGGTCTCAATCGCCTTGTTCAAGTCGCGCATTGAAAACATAGGGTGTCCCTTCTTGATTCCAAACAAACCGCCCATAATCGGATAAGTGTGAAACGGATGGTCTCGAATTGTGTAGGCAGTAAACGGAGAGACTATGAAATCCTGAATACACCATCTGTCTCGTTCATGGACTCGGCTATCGGCATCTCGAACACATACAATGTCGTAATTATCAAACAATGGCTTGAAACGATACAAGAGATTTGCATACCCAGAGTCACCGGTAGGAATAATCTTGACATCTGACTTTATAAAATCCATGCAGTCCGGAGAGGTGTAGACTACAATATCCCAAGACGGGTAGTATTGGTGGATTATTTCAATATTTTTTAGGAGTCCCTTGCGGTACTTATCTTGATCACCGAATACACAGAATGAAAAACATCCCTTCAAGGATTCAATTATCTTTTTATGTCCTTCTGCAACCAAACTCGATATATCCAAGTGTTCGATAACATATCGGTTGTCAACACACTGATTCTGAACAATGATGTCCTCGCACGTATAGGAACAGATTGGCTTATAAACCTGTGTCATCCAATCATCGCAATACCAATTCTTGATATTCGCTGGGAAGAAGGAACCAAATATATCGTAATGCGACTTATGAACAAAAGCATTTTCAATCACTGGGTCTCTTCCATTCCGTCTCCTCGCCCAAAAGTTCGAAGGATGGCATGGTCCTACAACTCCCTTGTTATTGTGAGTTTGTAGAACCTCAATGAAGCGTTCCGTCCATTTGCGAGACTGAAGAATTACATCATCGCCAACCTGAAAGAAGTATTCATGCCCATCTTTTACAGCAACTTCAAAGAGCTGATTCCATGCCTGAGCAGGGGCATGCTGACATCCTGTCAGATTGATAACCTTGAATCCACGCTCGGTAAGATGTGATTCGTGTCGTAGAAAAAATGCATCATCATCATCAACACCTAGATAGAATGTATATTTGTAGGAAGCTGACTTTGTCAATTCAAACCGAGGCAGGAAGGACCGTAGAAAGTAGCAGTCCTCGATTCCATTCCAACTCTGGTTTCGACTACACATTGGAATAAGTAGAGCGATACTCATCGCGTCTCGTTTAAGTGAAGTATCGCCTTCGTCTTTAAACAAATGACGACGGACTATGTCAAGCAGACTCTTCGTGAGAATCTAGCACGCACAATTGTTCCTCATATTGCTGATGGTCTTTGGAGTGTCTACGACAGCGCTAAACTTGCGTGTGAGCGCAACAAACAGCCCGAGATGACTCTTCAGACGTTCCAGAATCTCCTGACTCGAATCCCTGCTTGGACGGACGATATCCTAGAGAAGGAGGTTGAGCGTATCGTCAAGGTAAGCAAGTGTGATTATCTGGAAGACCTACTCCTTGGTGTGTTTGTCAGCTACATCCGTGCCTTTGCAACTCTCCAGCAGTCCGAGAATACACATGTCGATATCCACTTTGACCGCCCGAGTGTAGCCAAGTTCATTCACGCCTTCTACAAGCTGTCGGCACGCAAGAGCTGGAGCCAGGCCTACCTGTTCAAGACCGTTGGAGTCTCTTCAGAGCAGCAGGCACGCAATCGTCGTGATATTGAGAAGATGCTTGAGGATTCGATGAATGAGGTTGTTGATGGCTTCATTCCTTGGCGTGAGATTTCCAAGGCATACTTCCAGGCTCGCGATGAGGCTCCCAGACCCGCTACACCTGCGCCCGTAACATTCGGTGAGCCGGAGGTTCATGAATTCGAGGAGGACTCTGAGGACGAGGATGACGAGGCACCTCCCAAGATTACGGTAGGCGAGGAGATTTCGCTGTCCAAGGAGGATGTTGAAGGCGATGATGATAATGCCTCTGTTGATACGACGACGGAACTCGAGAGGAAGATGGGAGGCGACTCTGTCTCGTTGAATTTGTAATTCGTAAGTAGGGAATCAGAGTAAAGATGGATTTCCAAACGATCGGTATTCTTGTTGCTATTGTTGCCGCCGTGGCACTTGCGTTGTATGTCTGGGATAGACGCACAAAGCAGCAGCCGATTCAGTGGGCAGACGCAACGAAGATTACACTTGGCGCAGGAAGTGTAGCAGGAGGTGTTGCGTACGCCGTAGGTACAGATGGAGCAGCCGAGGTTGTTGAGACAGCAACCGCTGCAGTTCAGGAGATGTTTGTTGGCAAGCCCGAGTTTTAAGACTCAATGAACAAACACTTTGCTCCTAGCGGAACACTCGCAACCTGAAACGAACCCAATTTAGCAATCTCACGCCGTGGCACGGCATCTTTACAATACCTGGCAATCGCCTTGTAAAGATGGAACCCGTGATACCGGTCGTGGTTGTCTGCCTGCTCTCGGAACATAACAGAACTCCCGTCGCTCTGCGACATCCACTGCTGGAACACCTGAAACAAGGGATGAGAGTTAGCACTCTTCGGTCCATCAGGAAACATATCCCAAAACATAGACGTTGCGAAACGGCACAAGTCAAAGGATGAGTTCGGTGGAAGATGAGGCTTTTGGGAATCATAAAAGGGTTCCATGTTGTACTGACCACACGCCTCCTCATCAGGCAAGAACTGACTACTCACAAACTGACGAGAATCCTTCATACCGACCAATCGCACTGAAACAATTGAACGGTCAAAGTCAATAATCTTAATCAAGTATCCATAGCTAGGAATCCTGTATGCAGTTCCATTGTGCTTGTAGTAAAAGTACTCCTGGTCCGTCTTCACGTACATCACGTTGTTCCCATGGAGGTCATTGTGAACGAATCCATAATTCCTCTGAGCATATGCGAGAGCCATTACAATCTGAGCAACCCATGCAGTATGCTTCTCAGGCTCTGAATGAAGCTCAATCAAGTCATAGAATGTTCCTTCACACTTCTCCATAACTGTCGTCACAACAGGGACATCCTTAAACGTTGCCCAAGCAAAGGGTTCATCCTCTAGGTCTTCCTCATCCTCCTCATCCTCTGACTCATCCTCGCAATCACACGAGCGAATATCAAACACATCTTCTGAATCCTCCGAGTCTTCCTCGTGCTCGTACGCACTCTCCTCCTCAAGATGTTCAGACTGGGAAGAAGTATCAGGGTTGCTGACATGGTCTGCGTCAACATCCTCAATTCCATCCAACAGAGCTTCCTCTCCTAGGACAACCTCACCGCGCTGTTTGCGTGTGTGTCGGAAGTCATTCTCTGTATCGGGTGTTCGGAGCTTCAGGTCAAACGTTACACCGATATTATCACCGAACCAATGACGGTCAGACAGGTCTTCGTAATCGTCAGATACATCAATCGTGTGCTTGGATGCGATACCCGTATAGACTCCATATACCTTGGGGAAATGCTGACAATCAGACTCGGACAATGCAATGGAAGCCAAGGAACCGACATAGGCAGCCGTATGCGGACTCTGGACTCGGTCATTCATATCTGTTGCGACTCCCTCGGGCTTCGGAAGACCAAAGGTTCCATAGTCTCCTCGCATCCATTTGAAGGGACTAAGAATCATTGTAATCTTGCGATGGACTGGGACAGACTTGCCCCTTACCCTGATTGAAGTCTCCGATTCAATTGAATCAATAGTGTCTCCTAGTCGAACACCATAATCCTGTAGGCTAGCAATCGTCTCTGTTTTGAAGAGCTTCTCGAAGGGTGGCAAGAAGGGCTGGGGCTGTTTCAATCCCCAGACACTTCCATCCAATTTTGGATATTTCTGCAATTTTAGGTGGACGGCTGTCGTTCGAATGTCCTTGCCCATTGTTGAGTAGGGTAGTCTTGGAAATCAAATTTGAAACGACCCTTTTTGAATCTTTGAGTAATACAATGAATTTCCACTTGAAGAAATTTGACATCGGTATGCTGCGAGACCGGTGCGAGATAGATTCTAGAAAAAGTCCAATGATGGTTTTAATCGGCAAGAAGGACACCGGCAAGTCTTTCTTGGTTCGGGACATTCTCTACAATGTCCAGAAGGAGTTCCCCGTCGGCACCGTCATCTCGGCAACCGAGGCAGTGAACGAATTCTTCCAGACAATGGTTCCTTCCAAGCTTATTCACGATAAGTATTCACCTGCAATCGTGACCAATGTTATCCGTCGTCAGATGAACATCAAGTCAAAGAGGAACGGTGATAAGGCATCTCGCGGAGGTTCTTCAAGCATAGACCCTCGTGCTTTTTTGATTCTAGATGACTGCCTGTACGATGCCAAGGCTTGGATCAACGAGGAATCTACCAAATATGTTTTTATGAACGGTCGTCACATTGATTTGATGACAATCATCACTATGCAGTATCCTCTTGGTATTACGCCGAATCTCCGAACCAACGTTGATTTTATCTTTATTCTTCGTGAGAATGTCCTAGGGAATCGTCGTAGAATTTACGAGAATTACGCAGGCATGTTTCCTACCTTTGAGATGTTTTGTAGTTTTATGGACCAGTGCACTGAGAACTTCGAGTGTATGGTAATCTGTAATAACGTAAGTTCAAACAAACTAGAGGACCAGGTGTTTTGGTACAAGGCATCTGAACATCCTCCCTTCAAGTTGTGCGACCAGGCTCTATGGTCAGACAACAAGCCGTTCGTGAGTGCGATGATGTCGGTTGAAGATTACGACCCAACTCGGCTTTCCACGAAGAAGGCGCCCAGTGTATGGGTCAAGAAGGAAGACCCTGACAAGAGGCGTTAATGCCGACGAGTAGTCTTCCGCTTCTTCGTCACTCGCTTCTTGGTCTTGCGACGAGATCCCTTCTTCGGTGGAGGCGGAAACACCTCGTACGGTCCAGTTATTTGAGCCCGCGTCGGCCCCGTAACTGACTCATACTTAACAGGTGCAACAGGCGCAAACGGAACTGTTGGGACTCTCCCTTCCGCCAACTTTGCCTTCGCAAACTGATTCAGATATAAGGCAACATCCTTCTGTATCTCGCGATTCGCCAACCGAGTCCTAATATCAGCATTCAGTGCTACTGCGGGGGAAATATTCGCCACACGAGTAAGTTCTCCCTTAATGTCTTCGATAACCTTGGGCGCTGTTGCACTCGCAAGACCCTTGACGTATGTGAAGACTGGCTTTTTCGCTTGCCTTGCAGCAGCGTTCAATAGAATACTTCCAACAAGAAGAGCTCCCTGAGGCGTTGTTGCAAAAGAGGCTGCGTCGTATGTGGCTCCAACAGCGGTCGGGATTACAGACGAATAATTCGATAGAAGGGTAGACCAAGATGATGTAGGGATATTACGAACTACACTTCGCGCAATATTCATGACCACAACGATGAGTTTCGGATTTAGAGCTAATCCTGTCGTAATCATAGACAAAGCTGCCTTCCCAGAATTCTTGTATGCGATTCCCAATCCATCAACTACAATTTGCTCAGCTGCATCCGTTGTGGCATTCGCATCTCCTTCAATCTTTTTAAGAAGACTGGTAATACCTGCCCTTACAATGCGCGCACGCTTGGGTGCTGGGGCTACTGATGGGGCGGGTGCTGCTGGAGTCGGAACATTATCAAATGGATTGTAAGCACGGGCAGGAGCCGCACCATCAGTATCGACCCGCATTCCCTGATCCCCATTATTCTCTACTACAGGCTCAGGTTCAGGTTCAGCTTCCTCGAATCGGCTCTTCCGTTTGGGTGCGCCACCCGCCATCTCATTTGCAGCCTCCGCCATCAAATCAAGCTGTTCTTCAACCTCAGGCGAAGAACTATCATCAACGCCACCATACTTGCGACGCACCATTTACTATCAGGATAGATTTATTCCCGAATTGCGCCCTCTGCCGGATGAACAGGAGCCTCAAGTGCCTTCATTGCGTTCTCCTTCGTACGACGAGCATTCTCATCCTTCTGTGCCTTGATCTTCGTCTCACGCTCCTCCGCGAAGAACATCTCCTTGTTGGACTCGTTCTCCTTGTACTTGCGCATCAGCTCGTTCAGCTCCTTCTCGGCATACTCAACCTCGGGCATCAGATGCTCAGAGGGATCCCACGGGAGCCAAGCGCCTACCTTACCAATGTAAAGATTGTCCTTGGGATACTTTCGCTGGAATACCTTGGCCACAATCTGCGCCTCCTCAACCGTCGCAAAAGAACGGCGCACCTTGACACCGCGAACATTCGTACGGAACTCAACCTTGTTATCGTACTCCTCCTGAAGATCCTTCTCGTGCTTCAGCAGGAAAACCTGCCACTGCTCAGGAAGGTCCGTCTCCTTCACCTCCTGGTTACGAATCTTAACGAACTCAGCAGCATCCTTGAGAAGCTCCTCAACCTTCAGGTCGTACTTCTTGGAGAGGAAGACCATCAGGTGCTCAAGACCCTTTACCTTCCACTCGTAATCCATATACTGGATGAACTTCTCGAACATAAAATGCTCCTTCTGCTTGACGATCTTCTCGGGGCTAATGAAGCTCACAACACAGTACTTCTGCGTGGGGACCTCGGGGTCCTCATCGAGATAATCAATCTCCTGGTCGGCTTCGTCCTTCTTGGGGAGGCTGGCTAGTTCGCGGGGCATTTATTGATAGACGGGTCTTCTTTGAAAGTTGTTTCTACGCAAAAGCATAAATGTATGATTTGATTACCGTCGCGCTCCTTTTCGTTCTTCTGACGCCTGGCGTTGTTCTGTCCCTGGGAACGTCGCCTCTTATGGCGGCACTCATTCACGCTATCGTCTTCTATATTGTGCTACGGTTCCTTAGTAGCTACGTGCCTTGGTGGGGTGTCTGGATTATCGCAGCAGTTCTGATTGGTGGTAAGATGTATATGTCTCGCCCCGCACCTCCTCCTTCATTGTTCTAAAAAATCTTCGTGATTTTGAATAAAGATGGACTCTTCTTCGAAGCCTAAGCCCACCCCCGCTCCTGGCATTGATGTCGCCGACCTCATCACT